AAATTGTTAGAAGAGTTGCAAGAAAAACATTTGGAGACAGGATGAATATCATCAAGGCTTTTATCACATTGCTGTTCCTCGCACTGGTTCTCATTGCCATGTTGTTTATCGATTTTACCTATAAGACATTTTCCTATCGCCAACGCGACGTAAAGGCCGATGCGATTGTCGTTCTGGCCGGCGGCAAGGGGCGGGTGGATGAGGGGGTGCGGCTTTACCGCGAAGGCAAGGGACAGTGGCTGTTTTTCATCGGAGTCGATCCCACAGTGCGTCGTTCCGACTTGTACCATCCCCGTCCAGGAGATCCCTCGGCAAATGGGGTGATTCTGGAAAGAGCTTCACGCAACACGCTGGAAAACGCCATTTTCGGCCGGGACGTGATCATGTCAAAGGAAGTTCGTTCGATAGTGCTGATTACGTCCCGGTATCACATGAAGCGTGCTTCGATCCTGCTGCGCAACGCGCTGCCAAAGGATATAGCCATCTACCCCTATCCGGTCGATTCCAAAAATCTGAAAGAAGATTGGTGGAGTCATCAGGGAAGTTTTCAGTTGCTCTTCGGCGAATTCTACAAATACTGCATGTTTCGCGTATTTTTTCTGTTTGCGCCCGGTGAATTACGCCCGGCTCCGAGTCAGAATGCTTCCGCCAACTGATCAATGGCTATCGGGAATGCTTCGAAAATAAGTCCCTTTGCTTTCAAAATTTAATAAATCATGATAAGCTCTTTTGTCTCGAATTTATCCTGAAAGGAATACGTGATGCGTTACATCAGTACTCGCGGCGGCATACAGCCAATCGGCTTCAAGGATGCCGTCATGATGGGGCTGGCCACCGATGGCGGCTTGCTTCTGCCTGAATCATACCCCCACATCAGCTGCCAGCAATTGGATAGCTGGCGCTCGCTTTCCTATCCCGAGCTTTCCTGGCAGATTATATCGCGATTTGTGGACGACATCCCGGCTGATGTGCTCAAAGGGTTGATCGACCGTTCCTATGCCACGTTCAGCCACCCCGAGGTGACACCGGTGGTGCGTCAGGACGGGGTCCATATCCTCGAACTCTTCCACGGCGTCACATTGGCGTTCAAGGACGTAGCCCTGCAACTTTTGGGCAATTTGTTCGAGTATATCCTGGCGGAGCGGGAACAACATCTCAATATTGTAGGAGCTACGTCGGGAGATACCGGCAGTGCCGCCATCCATGGGGTTCGCGGCAAAAAGGGAATTACCATCTTCATTCTGCACCCTCACGGTAAGACCTCGCCGGTGCAGGCACAGCAGATGATAACCGTTACGGATGCCAATGTTCACAATATCGCTATTCGCGGTACCTTCGACGATTGCCAGAATATCGTCAAGACCCTGTTCAATGACCTGGATTTCAAGGAAAAGTACTCCCTGGGTGCGGTCAACTCCATCAACTGGGCCCGTGTTCTGGCCCAGGTGGTCTATTACTTCTACGCTTGGCTGCGGGTGACCGACAAAGGCGATCAGCCGGTATCCTTCTCGGTCCCCACCGGCAACTTCGGCGACATCTTTGCCGGGTATGTGGCAAAACGCATGGGGCTGCCCATCGGCAAACTACTCCTGGCCACCAATGAAAATAACATTCTGACCCGTTTTATCAACGAAGGCGATTATTCCCTTGCCAATGTGGTTGCCACTGTTTCCCCCTCAATGGATATCCAGTTGGCCTCCAACTTTGAGCGCTATCTGTACCATCTGTACAACGAAGACCCTGCCCGCGTACGGCGCGCCTTTGCAGAACTGAAGGAAACCGGACGGATTACCTTCTCGCCCGCAGAGATGGAGCAGGTTCGTGCTGATTTCTGTTCCGCTTCGGTGGATCAGGCCGCGACACTGGAAACCATTGGCAGCTTCAATAAAGAAACCGGTTATCTGCTTGATCCGCACACTGCAGTTGGCGTTCGGGCGGCATTGGACCTGTTTCCGGCCGACGTGGCCCGTGTCTGTTTGGCTACGGCACATCCGGCCAAGTTCAGCGATGCTGTGGAAAAGGCTGTCGGAACGCCGGCTCCGGTGCCCGAATCAATCGCCGCCCTGTCAGGCAAGGAGACGCGCTGTGCCGTAATGGACGCCGATCTGGAGCAGGTCCGCCGGTTTGTCATAGACCACGCGGTATAGCACATGGGAGATGGAAGCGTTGTACGCCTCATCTCCTTCCTGATCGTATTTACGCTGGTGGCGTGCTCGGAATTCTTCTGGCCACGCCGCCAGCCCACTGTTTCCAAGATAGCGCGCTGGCTGTCTAATCTGGCCATTGCCGCCATTGATGTGGGCGTTGTCCGGTTGGCAACGCCAGTAATGCCCATCGCTACCGCCCTCATGGCCAACACTCGCGGCCGGGGACTTTTCAACCTCTTGGCTCTTCCGTGTCAGCTCACGTTCATCCTGACTCTTTTAGCGCTGGACCTGCTGATCTACCTGCAACATCGCCTCTTTCACCGTATCCCGCTCTTCTGGCGTTTTCACCGCATGCATCATACCGATCTGGAGCTGGATGTCACCACCGGCAACCGCTTTCATCCTTTGGAAATACTGTTATCCCTACTTATCAAAACGGCTGCCGTGATGCTGCTCGGCGCTCCGGCCGCGGCAGTGCTGGTTTTCGAGATCGTACTCAACGCCACCTCGCTTTTCAATCATGGCAACCTGCGCATTCCGGTTGCCATTGACCGCTGGCTGCGGCTCGGCATCGTCACGCCTGACATGCACCGCGTGCATCATTCAACCATTCCGCAAGAAACCGACAGCAATTTCGGTTTCAATCTGCCCTGGTGGGATCGTCTTCTGGGCACCTATCGCGATCAGCCCAAACATGGCCATGATGGAATCGTCATCGGTCTGAAGGAGTTCCGCGATCCCCTTCGACTGAGATTGCTTGACCTGCTGGTGCTTCCCTTTCGTGGCAGGGGAGGGTGAGGAGCCTGCCGGAATAATGTCGGCTTGGGATGCTTTGAGCTAAATTACAGTTGACAAATCCGCAATCTCTTGGCATTTATACAAGTCCGAATGCGGGAATAACTCAGTGGTAGAGTGTCAGCTTCCCAAGCTGAAGGTCGCGGGTTCGAATCCCGTTTCCCGCTCCAAATAACATCGACCGTTTCAAGCGGTTATGGATACAAAGCCCCGGCTTTCGCATGTTCTTTCGCATGCGGCCGGGGTTTCGTCGTTTTATTGTAAAGCGGCGCGAGATTTGGTAGTAAGTGGCGCGAGATTTGGTAGTAAGAGAAACATCAGTAAAGGGGGCTAAACGTAAATTTAAGCCCCCTTTTTTATCACCAATTTTTAAAGATCAGTTCCAGCCTGTTTGGCCCTTGCCAGCCCCACAATTCTGCAATTGATATCCGCTGTCTCCATCCTGAACCGCTCAAAAAAATCAACTAGCTGCAAAAAGTCCTGACGAAATCCCGGAATGCAACGTCTCCAATTTGGTAATAACCATCAGGGTTCAACGGATGTACACCATTTATTCCAACCAATTCCGTTGTTGCGCTTCGCGTGTTGACCGCTTTTGCCGAAGCCTGCATGTTGTACTCAGAGTCAAATTGTGGTGCTACAGCAAGATATTTTACAAAACTGCTATACGGAGCAGAACTGGCAAGTGCTTGATAGGCAGCGTTGAGGGCATTGACATTCCGAACCACTTTATAATAAGCAGAATACCCGCCATTTGCGCCGTAGTTCGCACCAAGGCCGCCATTGACTGACGGCAACTGGATACCCATAATACGAACTTTGGCTGATGGGTAGTCGGAATGGAATTGATCTATGAAGGCTTTTGCCGCCGTGAGATCCACATTAGACATATCAGGCCACGGTATTGTCATCCCATTCCAGCCTAAAAGTACATACATAATGTCAATCCCGCCCGTGATACCCTCGTTTGCAGCAAATGACGTAAATGACATTTCATTGTTTACGCTGTCCCAAAATGGCGTAGACGCCTCGGCCTCAATAGCTGTGTAGCTGATTGCAGTATGGTGAACACCCCCGCTGACCCATGTCAAGGCTCCTGGTGCATTCGGCATTGTCCACGATCCAAGCAGCGGCATGAACTTGATATCATTACCTGAGACGGACTCCAGCGACCAATTATGCCCATTGCTGTCAGTCCATGTGCTATGCTGATCGGTGCTATCCTTATCATGTCCGGCGGCGGTCACAACGTATCCAGTTTGACTGCCATTGTACATGGCCCAGGTCCAGCCACCATATCCGACATATCTCTGCGTAGGGTAGCTTGCCATGGCCTTGTTTCCAACAAAGTTTATGTTCCCATAGCCCAGACCGGCCGGATTTCCCCCCGATTGTGTTAGTCTTCTGTATGCTTCCTGGGGCCAGGGTTTGGCATCGGTTAAACTATCCCCAACGCATAATACGTTTTTGCTTGTTGAAGGAGCACCAGCAGGGTTTACCACAACAATGTTCGTGGTTTTTGTTGCGATAATATTGGCCCTGTTGTCGAGTACATTTGCCGTTAATGTTTTAGTGCCAACGTCTCCAATAGTAGGTATGTAATCCCAATACCGTGGATAGCTGGCTCCAACAGCGGAGACGAATTCGTAAGGGGCGGCATAGGGGTCCATGGCCTCTATCACACCACGAACAAAAATCTGTAGCTCATCCCCAACTACCGCGACAAATTCATTGGGTAAAATAATACTAGGAATCAAATTTGCCAAACTGGCAGCGGATGCATAGACTCCCTGCGGGGCATATGCGTTGCCCAGCTTGTATCCGAACGCTTCATAAATTGTCTTGATGGTTCCTAATTCGACCTGCATGCTGGACAATACAGATGGAGTCAATGTGACTCGCAGGTACGCCGCATTTGCGGGGGTAGTGAATGTGGCGCCTGATTCGCGTTGCGTTGAAAGGAGGCCACTTATAAAAACCTTGCTGCTGGTGTAAAACGCCATCATATAGGCATAAGATGTAAAATAATCAGTATTTTGAGATACCGGGATATAGTCAGATGCATGATAGGAAGCATTTGCGTCTAAATTGCCGTTTACATAGTTTACGTAATGCCCTGTTGTAATGGTTGACAGGTTGAATAAATTTTTGCCCAGTGTCATAAAACTGGTCATTGGAGGGGTGATATTCGGTATTTTGTCAGTGGTCAGTGCAGGTATTTTGTTGTTAGAGAGTACGGGAATATATTGGTCCAACAGAAAATATGCAAAGCTATACGCCTCATAAGCCGTGCCTGCGGAACCCAATTCCAATTGATACACAGATAATTCGGACGGAAGAACATTTAATCTCATGTATGCGGCGTTTGACGGTGTTGTGAAGGCATAACCCACACCCGCGGTTGGGTTGAGACCGCTTATAAATACTTTGCTGCTGGTATAAAAAGCTAAACCATGACCTTTGTTGGTATAATAATTAACGCCGGGCAATATGGGTATGTAATCCGAGACGTCATATGAAGCGTTGGCGCCGACAAGCCCAGTCAAATAACTTACATAGTACCCGGTTGTAACAGTGGCAAGGTTAAACAAGTTTTTTCCGGTAACCCCCGTCATAAAATTAGTTGACGCCGGTGCAAGAGGAAATAAATCATTTAAATCCGATAGGTTTGTTTGAACACTCGATAGATCAGTTTCAGTCGTCGTAACCCGTCCCTGAATGTTGGCAAGATTGGTTTCAGCTAGTGCGACCCGGTCATATGACGATTGCACCAACACCCCGCCGGTTTTTGTCCAATAACCTATATTGGCAGCAGTGGGATCGGCATTTACCCATATCAATGCATCAGCCGGGATGTTCGCCAGATCCGTGTTGGCGTCGGCCAGGGTTGGATAGGATTTATAGGGGTTGCCGGTCAGGCCGATATCCCCTTTATCTCCCTTGAGGCTTACTCCGGTCCCCCATGAGCCGCTGGTTTTTGGACCGTACAGTTTCCGGGGCGTGCCACGATATAAATAGTGGTCACCTTCATCACCAAGATTGGCAGGGGGCGGCTCTGTATCTCCGCTGAAGAGCGCCCCAATATCTAACAGGGCATTCAGCCAATCCGCTGTGATTGTTGTGCCTTTTACACCGGTTGCGGGATTGCCATTGTGGAACAATCCATCGGGAGTGTCAGGTCGTTGCATGTTTAACTCCTCAATATTTGATGCATGCCAGCAGCGCCACGTTGCGTGGCCTGGTTTCCGTGCCGCCGCCGTCTGAATTACGCACCGTCATAAAATCAAACCCGCCCGAAGAACCCACGTTATCCGGCGTGCCCCCGGATTCTAAACCAGCATTAAGTGCATCTAATTGTGTCGGGGTTTTCCAGTCCCTTGGAACCATGTGATTATGGGTTTTAAAAGAGTCCGCTTGTCCCGAACCGAGCACGCGGCCATTGTCCACACCACGCCCGCCATCCCATCCACGAATGAATTCTCCGCGCAGATCGGGCAGGTTGAACGTGGCCGAACCATCCCCGGCTCCGTAGGTAGTCCCGATGGCGGCAAAAAGGGAAGCATAGGTTGTGCGTGACACTGCCGAACCATCTGCCGCCAGGTAGCCCGTTGGCGCGGCCACCGCTGCCGTATGGATAATTGTCCCTGCCGGTACCAGGCGTGCCAGGATCGCGTCAGTTACCTCATTGAGATCTATTTTCGGCGCAAAACCGTCGGCATCCTGTCCGGTGTGGCGGTGGTTGAATACGAGATTCAGCCAAGCGGCCAATAAGATAGTGCCCATGATTCCCTGGCTTGAATCGCCGTCAATAAAGGTGGTTTTTGCCATATCTACCTCACGAATATGAAAATATCAGCGCTACATGGGCCGGTCTGAGTTCGGTCAACAGATCTTCAATAGCGGTGTCGGGAACCCACCAGGTGAGCCGCTCTCCGGCAGCCGACATGCCTGATCTGAAACGATAGACGCTCTTGTTATGAATGTGGCAATTCCACATGAACAATATTTCCGGGATGCCATCGGGGATCAGTTCGTCACCGGCTCCCGTCCATCCGGACATGGAGGGGATATATTCCTGGATGGTCATCGAATAGCCCAATGACGCAAGCAATGCCTCGAAATAGGGCTTTTTGATATCGCCCAGCGTGCGAAGCTGCCGTATCACCTTGTCCCGGCGGCGTTGCACCGGTTCATCCACCAGGGGGATTATGCCGGTGACACGCTCCCAGGCCATCAACAGGCGACTGCTGCTGTAAGGAAACATTTCGCCGAGCAACGAATCGGCACTATCCATGGCACGGTCTAAAATAGTGCCTTCAACAGCCAAGTCGGTGTCATTGTCTCCGGAGAGTTCCAGCGGCAACAGTTGGGCAAGGATTTGTTTATGAGACATTGATTACCCCCGGCCTGACTAATTGGTACTCGGTTAAAATCACATCGGCAGACGGCACGGAGATGGTGACATTACCGTAACTGGTACCCAGGGCCAGGGCGATCAATTGCGAGAGATACAATGATTGCCCCAGCTCCAGCGAATTCATGTAACTGGTTACCGATTGCGCGATGGTTGCCGGATTCACGCCTGGAATCGCGAGGGCCATGGTGACGTCCTGGGTGACCACCGTGGGCGGAAGCACCCTGGTGAGCAGACTCGCTGCCGGATGCTGGTCGATGATGTAGGCATATACCTCTTCCAGCAGGGCGCTGGTGGGCACTTCCGATCCGGTTGCAGCAGTATCGGCCAAAACCACCACATCAACGGTGCCCGGTCCCTGACCTGTGGGGATGCAGATGGCTGATGCAACGCCGGTAATTTCCTTGGCCCATTTCACATAGTCATAACGGTTACCGCCTGCCGGCGGCCTGCGGATATATTCCAGCAACCGGGCCAGCAAAGCGGCATCGGTTTCACCATATTTCCTGGTCAACCCTCTGACATAGGCGTGATGTTCCAGGTTGGCGGTATTGGCGTCATCGGGGAAAATCTGGTCGGCAATAAAGTTTTGCGCCTGGTAAATACCCCACATCGCGCTGGCTATGCAGGATGATTTGATAAACGCCAAGCCGCCCTGGCTGATATCAATCGGGGTGCCGGACTCATCCTGCTGATTTGAATAGTCGGTTAAAATTTCGTTTAACAACTCATCAAATGTTTTGTCGTAGGGGGTATTCACACGACCTCCATAAATTTTTCGTAGGTGATCCGGTTCCCCTTGCTGCCGGTGACGCTTATCCTGGCTATCAGGCGATTGAGATTAATGGTGGTGTCACGTTCCATAACGACATCGATTGCGGTAGCGCGGTTGCTGTCCAGCAGCCATTGCAGCGCCGCGCGGATGTCGCCTTCGATCAGCCGGGCGGTCCGGTCGGTGTTTTTCATGCGGCTGCGTTTGAGCATCCCGAACTCAGGGGCGGCGAACCAGGATCCTTTTTCAATCTCGAGGGACGTAATCACGTTGGTCAGCAGATCGTCGCCGCCGGCAAACGACATCACCAGGTAACCGTTTTCAGTTTGAATGCCGATGCTCATTACATCACCTCGTTTGGCGCGGGGATCGTGACGCCGTCCGCCGGGTGAGGATGGGTGTGGGCGTCGTGGACCTGTCGCATGCCGGACATGCTCTTTGTACCGTTGGCGTCGCTGATGTCGCCTACTGCGACGATATTGCCGCCGACTTTGAGATCCTGTGTGCATTCCACCAAAGGTGTCTGCAGGGTCACTTTGGTGGACGCCACAATTGTGACTGTCGGAGAGGTGACGGTTGTGCTTACGCCGACCGTGGCCACCAGTGTGTCGCAGCCGCTGATTTCTATGGTTTTGTTGCGCTTGAGGTGTATTTTCTGCCCCTGGTCGTCGTATAAGGCCACTTCGCCGTTTTCCAGGCTGATGCGGTAGCGGCGGTCGTCGGAAGCCACGGCGATGAAGTGACCGCCTTCACGGATGATGATGATTTCAGCACCTGCCAACGGCCGGGAGGTGTACCCGTAATGCTGGAAGTACTCGCGGTTGTCGATGGTTTCATCGGCGCGGCCGCTGGCGCTGAAGCGTTTAATGACGCCTTCAACGACACTTTTAACGACTCCTCTAATCATGAGCTTGCCGCCACGAGTCCGGGAGGGCCGAGCTTGATGTCGGTCCAACTGCCCTGTTTGGTTTTGCGAAACTTCCTGTTGAAGACCAGCAGGGTGCGGCGGACGTCCAATATTTCGTCATTGACGGTGCAGAGTTCGTTGAGCGCCCAGTTGCGGCCGTTCTGACTGTGCAAGGGCACGGTGTACGTCAGGCCGTAGCCGTCATGGCGCTGTTTTTCCATGAGCATGCGGGCATGCAGCGCCGGGGTCTGGCTGTCGTTGTTGAGCTTGACCACCAGCGGTTTGTAAAAGGGGAAATCCGGGTCGGTGATGCTCTTTTTGACGTTGATCTTGCTGTGATCCAGTCCCATGTCGTCGCTGCCCTGCACCTGGGAGACAACGGTTATTTTGGAATAGCGCCGGGAGATGTCGTCGATTTCCTCGCCGCTTTCCACATTGTTGTCCTGGCCGTTCAGACGGCTGATGATGCTGAAAAGCGGGTCTCCGGTGATTTTCGGTCTGCCGAACACCAGGGTGCCGTCTGGCAAGGCAAAGAACATCAGGCCGCGGCTGGCGGCATAGACGGCCAAGACTTCGAACACGGTCATGCCCGGCTCGATCTGGCTGAATTTTTGCGGGGTGTCTATAAAGCCGGTCAGCGGAGAGTCGACGGCTTTCTTTTTACCCTTGAGTTTGCCGACGACGTTTTGCTGGTAGATGATTTGTGACCGCTGGATGTACGGCACAGTTTTTAAAAGCATCTCTGCCAGTTGCTTGACGGTCTTGCCCTGGACGGTGACAAACTGTTCGACATGGCTGTCCACCAGCAGCCCCATCAGGTCGCGACCTTCCACGGTCAGGGAAAGGCCGTTCTTGTCGTATTTTTTAGCGGTTTTGTCGATCAGGCCGGTTAGCTCCAATTGGCCGTTGACGTAGAGTTTGCATTGCATGCCGCGCGTGACCGGCGCTTCGGGATTGGCCAGTTCCAGGGTGAATTTGTCGGCGGCTTGGTAGAGATCGGCCTCGATGTCATAGCTGATAAAGTTCTCGATCTTTTGATTGCCGATATGGAGGCTGACGGTATCGCTCATGCTGCGCTTCCTGAGTTGATGTAGATTTGCAAAGAGCCGCTGGTGTAGTTGGGCCGGGGAATGCTGTTGATGGCGACGATGCGGTCGGCGTAGTGATAATCAAGACCGTAACGCAGGCAGACGATGTGCAGCGGCATGGGGTTATCCAGCGATACGGTAATGATCTTTTCGCGCTCCAGTTTGATGTTGCTGACGTGATCGATGAGAATGCGCGCCATGGTTTTCAGGCTGGAAATGCTTCGTCCTCCGTCGCTGTCGATGGCTTCCTGGAGCATGTCGCGGGTGATGTAGACGGAGTCCTCAAGCTCGTTCACGGTATAGACCGGTTCGGCGACGGGCGGATTGATATAGCGGCCCAGGGTGTCGAAGGTGGTTTGCTTTTCCAGCCTGCGCAATTTCTGGCGCTGGGTTTCGTCAGTGGCGTAGTACTGGGCCACGGCCTGAGCGCCCTGGGTGGCAACGGCGACGCGGAGGTGTTTCTGGATGCTGCTGGAAAAACCGAATTTGGAGATCAGATTGTCGACCGCGCTGCGCAGGTTGCGCATGAACCGGCTGGGCGCTGTGGTGACTGTTTTATAGAGCGCAACGAAGCGGTCGACCATGCGGGCTATGGAGCCGATTACCCGGCCGGGCAACTTGAGGCCATAGGTGATGGTGGAGATCAGGCTGTTTACCGGCTGGGTTACGTCGTTAAGTGTTGCTTCAAAGGTGGACACGGCGGATTCAACTTCTTTGAGCCAGGCGCGGGCTTTCTGACTGATGCTGCTGAATTGCTCCAGAATGCCCTGCTCCGAGTCCAGATCCTGGTCATTGATTTCGGTAGCCTCTGCGCCCAGCTCGTTTTGGGCATCGTTCAAGAACTGGTCCATCTGTTCGTCCTGGGTGTCTATCAACGCCTGATCGGCGGCTACTTCGACATCTTCGTATTCCACCTCGGCCGTATCCTGGCGAAGGTTTTCGACAAAGGCAATATCGACTTCGGCGGTCATCTCCCGATCATCGGCGCGGACTCCTACGCGCTCGACCATGCCTTGCATAGAGCCGTACATGGGATGAATCAGAGTGAACAGCGACTTTTCCTTGAGGTGGTTGACCAGTTTGATGTGGTTGTTGTAGGTCAGATGGCTGCCGTTATCCCAGAAGTGACAGCGGATGTTTACCGTGCGGGCCTTTTGGCCCATGTTTTCCAGCAATGCGCCGTCTTTGCAGGGAAATTCGTGCCGGGCGATGGAAACCTCGAATTGATCGTCGAGGGTTTCTATCTCCAGGGGAATGTCGTCTATGGCTGCGTCGTAGAGGGACATCACATTGCCTCGGTGGTCATGAGGGCGCTGAAGAAATCGCCGCGTTTGCCGCCAATGACGGCGCTGGTGTTCATGTCGTTGCTGCGGGCAAAAACTCGACCGCCGCTATCAATCTGCAATTCGATCTTGATTTCGTTTTTCTGCGGCTGGGGGCGGGCGTTCGATCCATTTTGCCAACGGCGGGCCAGTTCGGCGTCAATTGTCCGCACCTGAAATGAATTTGGGCCGCCGCCCATGACCATTTGTCTCGCACGGATATCATTCAGGTCTTTGGTGCTGCGCCATGACGCTTCGTTTTTTGCCAGATATTGACCGGTTTTGACTGATCCATAAGCGACGGTGGCGGCAAAGGCGGCAGGGGCGATGGTGCCAATTGCCGCGCCAATGTGTGTGCTTGCGGCTCCACCGGCGACGCTGCCTGCCGTTCGTATTGATCCGCCGCCCCACTGCTTGGGGTTGAATGGGCCGCTGGTTTTCGGTCCGAACGCTGATCCGCCCATTGAGCCGGGCCAGTTGGTGACGAATACCGGGGTAACACCGGCAGCGGCCTGAAGGGCTTTGCCTTCGGCCACTCCGATGGCGGTGGAAGCGCCTTTTGACAGAAGGCGCTGAGCGATGCCCCGTAGTGCTGTGTTGCCAATGCGGGCGGCCAGATAGGTGCCGCCAACAAGGGCGGCAGTGCCCCCCAGCATTTGTTTTCCGGATAGCTCCAGGCCGCCATTTGTTTTTTTATCGAGGCCGAATTGTACGATGTTGGAAATGGTCCGGTTGATTGGCTGGGCGAATTCATCGGCCGCCTGTCGCAGAACGGTTTTCAACCGTCCGGTCTGGTCAATGGCGTTGTTGATGGCATCGGGGAGGTCTTTTTCAAGGGTGCCCGATGCGTTCCCGATCTGTTTGGAAAAATCCTGAATCTTGTTAAGCGAGTTCCCTTGCAACAGGGTTTTCAAGCCCTTGATGGTGTCAAGGTCGGCCTTGCCGAATGCTTTTTGGATGAAGATGGCTTGGTCGCGGTCGGTCTTGAGCTTGTCCCATTTGGTTTTGATATCCTTGAATACCTCAACGGTGTCGCGGCGTGCGCCCTTGGCGTCGAAGAACTTGACGCCTGTGCTTTTCTGGGCTTGTGCCATATAACGCAGATTGGTGAATAACCGCAGGGTGGAATCGGCCAGGGTGGCCAGGCGTTCGGGCTGACGCTCGACCATGGAAAGGGCTTCGATAAAAGCCAGAGTTTTGTCAAAACTCATGCCTGCGCTGGAAGCGTTGACGCCGACTCGGGCGAAGATGTCGGAGAGGTTTTCCAGCTCGGCATTGCCCAAACGTCCGGCAACGGTCATTTTGTCCAGCAGTGCCAGGGCTTGCCCCGGTTTTTCCAGATCGATGTTGTAGGCGGTTGCACCGACGGTGAGGCCTCCGGCCAGGGTCTTTTCATTGGCTCCGGTGACGGCGTTGGCGATGTTGATGCCTTTGGTCGATTCCAGGGCCGCTCTCCAGGATTGGCCGGACTGGATCAGGGAATCGAAGCCGGTCTTCATCCCGTCCACGTCACGGCCGGTCTGGCGGGACATCTCGAAAAATTCCTTGCGTAGCCCTTTAACTACGTCGCCGGTTTCCCCGGCAGTCTGTTTGATCTGCGTGAGGCCTTTGTCCAATTGTGCAGACATGCGGAGCTGCTGGAGCGCTCCGACGGTGAGGCCGAGTGCGGCCAGTTTGCCCTGGAGCGAGCTTGAGGCCTGTTTGATCCTTGACATTTCCTGTTGGGCCACGCCGCCGAAACGGCGAAATCTGCTTTCGGAGTCGCTGAGTTCACGTTTCAGGCCGGTGGAACGGGCCAGCAGTTCTATGAACAGTTTCATGTCAGCCATTGTTGCCTCGGGGACTGGGGATCTGGGACCGGGGACCGGTTACTGCTTTTTCCGGTTTCTGGTCCCAGTTTTTTTACGTACTTTCTGTTTGTCCGGTTTGGAATCTACTATTTCCTGGTGATTCAGCAGCAGGCTGTCGCCTTCCGCCAGGGGCATGTCAAGTGCAGTCTTCCAGGGGACTCCCAGCTTCACCAGTGCTATCAGTTGTTTTCGGAGCGGCTTGTTGTTGTTTTCGAAACTCCGCCCTCCGCTGGTCGAGTTCCATTATTGCATTGGCCAGGGTGTCGCCGTCAGCGCCGTCCAGATCCAGAACCATGTCGGGGGTCAGGCTGTCGATGCCATCAATCTTCAGACGCTTGGAGATGATGGCGGCGTCGTAGTAGGACGGATCTGATAACAGATCTTTATTAATGGCCTTGTCGTGGGCTACCTCGAGGATCTGACGGAAGGTGCGTTCAACCAGGGTGAAATCCCGGCAAATTGCACCTTTTTCGTTGATGATGCCGTTGGGGAATGATCCGGTTTGTTCCATGGCTTACTCCTCTGTCCGGGTGCCGGCGGCGAATTCGATTGTTTTTACGACTTCCTTGTCGCCGTCGAATTTTGCTTCACCGATGGAGAGGCATTCAACTTCGCCGAAACTGATGCGCTTGCCGTTTTCGTAGTCGATGGTGACGGTGCCGTCCTCGACCCCTTCAAAATCGAATTCGGCCTTGTCGGCAGGGACGACATAATCGAGGCTGAAATTGTGGCGGCCTTTTACCTTGATGGTACCGGTGGTGTTCATCAGGTTGACGGTCTTTTTGAAGACGCGCTCTTTTTCGGTAAAGGCGTTGAAGTCTTCCAGCAACTCGCCGTTTATTTCGAGGGTTACTGAGGTGATGTATGCTTCCATGGGTATACGCCCCTTTTTGTCGCTATGGGGACGAAGGACCAGGAACCGGGGACCGGAAAAATCTTTTTCCCGTCCCCGGTTCCCGATTCCTGATTACAGAATCAAATCGATTCTACCGGCGAAGACGTGCAGGCCGTTGACAACGTCGGCAGGGATGCGGATGTTGAGGCGGTTCGGGTCCTGTTCGTCACGCTCGCAGATGACGCCGGATTTGTAGGCGTCGACGTTTTCGAGGATTTCCAGGCGCTCCAGTTTGCGCAGGACGTCAAGCACTTCGGTGCGCACCCTGGGCGGGGTTTTGGTACTGAGCTTGGCCCTGGGAAAGCGGAGCAGCAGGCGTTCGCGCACTGATCTGCGGGTGTAATCGAGGGTGTCGATGGTAGTGACGTCCAGCAGGCTGATATCGGGGACTCCGGCGATGTTCTCGACGTAGGTGGTGATGGCGCGGACGATCTGCACCTGTTGGCTGGAGTTGACCTGGAGCGGCGCTACGCCGTTGGCAAGGGCGCTTTCCTGCTCTTGCCTGGTGAGGCGTTGGGCTTGAAGCGGGGCGGCGATTCCTGTGAGCACTAGGTAGTTGAGCGGCCGGGCCGGGTCGGATTCGGAGGCGCGTATGGCGGCATAGGCGGCTGCTAGTTCAAAACTGGGGGAACGGGTGCCGCGCAACAATGCGCCGACGATGCGGCCGCTGTTGATGCCGGTGGCCAGGGTGATGGCGCTGGCCAGAGATGTGTCGATGGCGTAGTAGCCGACGCCGGGGCGCTGCTCGATGGGACCGGATACGGCGTCGAGATGGTCGCGCAGGGTGGCCAGGCTGGTTGCGTCATTGTAGGGGGTGACGATCAGGCTGTACTGGCTGGCGTAGACCTTGTCCAGGGCGGTTTGGATGCTGGGGGCAATGGTGCCGCCTGCCATGGCCACGACGGTGACGGTGCTGCCGATATTGGCGGTGATGCTGGCCTCGATGTCGATCTGGTTGGCAACCAGGCCTTTGTTGCGGGCGGTGAGGGTGACGACGCCCAGGTTGGCGGCGGCGGTGACCGGCAGATCGGGAAGGTCGTTGACAGCGGCGGCCAGCGCGGTGGCAATGGCGGCGACGGCGTCTCCGGAGGCGATGGCGATCTGGATCAGATCGTTGCCGATGTAGAGCGAGAGGGCGCCGGAACCGGTGGCCGCAGTGGCGATGGTGATGGTGCCGGTTGCGGCGGCTCCGGCTCCGTCGTCAAGGGCGCAGACCGTAAGATCCAGATACGGGTTTGCTTTGAGCGCAGCCTTGACCATGCGGTGAGCCAGGGAGCCGCGGCCGAAGTAGGTGGCGGCGTCGCTGGACGAATAGACCCGCGTCGGCAGCAGGGCGGCGACGGTTCCGGCGGTGAGGCGCTGGGCTATGATCAGGGCGGGCTGCACATTGGCCGGGAGGCTGTTGACAGCCAATGTGGTGTTGAATTCGAAGTATGCGCCCGGCTTGCGGATCGTGCTGGGGATGTTGTCGAAACTGATGTTTTCGGATGCCATTATTTGGTGCTCCTTTCAGTCGCACGGGAACTGGGAACTTGGGGCTGAGAACCGGTAACGGCTTCTGCCGGTTCCTGGTCCCCGGTACCTGGTACCAGGATCAGGCTGCCGTCGGCGACCAGGCGGCGGTAGTAAGCATTGTCCGGGACCGTTACGCCTTGCGGGTCATCGGTGATGTAGGTGCGGGGATTGTCCTCGCGGGGACATTTTTCGCCGGGATTGGTTTTAACGAGCATTGAAGCCTCCTTAAACAATGGTGGTCAGGATATCGGTTGCGTCGACATTGTCGTCGCCGGGTTTGAGCAGGTAATCGATTGCCATGGTCACCAGATCGCCCAGGGCTTCGTCATCCAGTTTGCTGCGGATATCGAACCAGGTGGAGAACTCCAGCAGGTATTCGATGATGCCTGCTTCATACTTGTCCTCGGTGGTGACGTCGCGGAATCTGACCGGTTCCAGTGCGCCGATGGAGAGGCCGAGCTTTTGACCGAGCAGATACTGGACAGCGGCAATGACCAGGGGATTGATACCCTTGCGCCGGGCTTCCTCGGATTGCATGTTTTTGAACTTGAGCAGTACGCTGACCGTGCATTCGTTGCGGAAACAGGCCTGGCCGAGTTTGTTGAATTTACCGTCAAGGACGGCTACGGCCACGGAGGTGTCGCGCAAAAGCTGGCGGCTGTCCTTTTGGACGGCGGAGCTTTTGAAGGCCGGGATATTATCGGTCAGGCGCGTAAGTACGGCTTGTTCGATGGCGGTGAGCATGTCGGGTTGTTCGTCGGACATATTTAAAACCCTCGCAGGGTGTCGCGGGTGAATTGTCGTGGTTGAGTTGTTGTCATCCCGCTACGGGCCGTGTCGGGCGCTGGCGGCGGGGTTGTCGTGCCGTTGAGAAGGATGTCGCCCCTGGCGATGGATTGCAGCAGCTTGACGGCGTTGTTGTAGTTATCCTTTCGCAGCTCGGGCATGGTTTCGACCCGGCGGGCGTACAGGTTGTAAATGGCTATGTCCAGGCTGCATTTGGCGATGATGGCCGGTACCGGATTGAACGGGACCACGTACCGGCCGGAGCAATAGCCGTCGATGATGGCGTCGGCGTCGGTGATGGCTTCGGCGATGCGGTTGCCGTCGACGGCTTCCGATTGATAATCGTCGGTAAGCTGAATGACGGTTGCTTCGCTGATCTGGTTGATTATGTTGTCGAGTGTGGTGTAGGGCATGGTGTTGTGATCCGGGCGGCCCGGAGGGGCCGCCTTTGTTTGTTTGCTTCAGGGACTTCAGGGACTTCAAGGACTCCAGGGACGCAAGGGACTATTTGGAGTCGGTTTCGCCTTTTTTCTTTCCCGATTTTCCTTCCCCTTCTTTCTGGTCTTCATTGACAATCTCAATCACCAGCATCGGTTCTTCTTGGAGAGCTTTGATTTGATCGGGAGTAAATGTCTCGTCTTTATGCTCGGTTGGACCTTTGGAATGGGCTATCCCGCAACGGCGGAAACCGTCCTGTTTTGAGGTGATCCGGATCATGGCGTTTTGCCTCCGCTCTGGAGGTCGTAGCAGACGGTGTAGGCGGCTGATGCGCTGCTATAAGGTTTCCAGGTTACCGCGCTGACATTGTTGTTGAGACCGAAGCAGCCGCCGGTGCCGGGCAGGTAGGCGGTGTTGCTGTTGAGGTGGCGCTTGACGCGCTTGGCCGCGTTGGTGCTATCGGACGCTTCCCAGCAGAGTGTGCTGTAACCGGCGGTATTGACGGTGGCGATGGTCCCCTTGGTGGTTGTGGTTGTCGTGCAGACAGCCGAGGCGGGAGCCGGGGAGTGATAGCCGAGGGTGCGGTTATTGGGATCGACGACGACCTTTCCGGCGGCCAGGGCGGTGGCGGCGAAGGCCAGCAAGGTGATGATGCAGATAAGCAGTTTTTTCATAGTGACTCCTTTGTTTGAGACCGGGAACCGGGGACCAGGGACCGGAACAAGCCTTTACCAGTCCCCGGTCCCTAATCCCCAGTTCCTGTTTTTACGGCAACCAGGGGCATTCGAGCAGTTCGACGCGCTTGAAATTGGTGTTGCTGTCGCCGCCGTTGATCAACTGGGCTTCGACGATCTTGCGGCCTGCGCTGGCGTTGGTTGAGCCGACTACCAGGAGGTTGGGTTTGATGCCCAGGGGAGCGCCTTTGTCTTTTTTGAACCCCGTCATAGCGTCATAGGCCGCCTCGAAATTTGCGGAATCAAGAGTATCCTTGCTGCCAAAAGCCATTTGCCAGAAACCGAATCCGGCGTTATCGCGGCAATCGATGCCGTAGAGGAATTCGTCACGCATGAAGACGTTTGTGTCGGTTTCCTGATTTAACGCCACGAATTTGGGCGCTTTTCTGCGCTGAAAAATGAGCGGTTTCAGGGGACGGCTGGTGTCCAGGAGAAACCAGGCGTTACCGGTTCCGGCCTGATAGTTGGAAATGCTGGCGGTGGTTTCATCGGCCTGGACCACGGGATGATCGCTGTCGAAGAAGTATTGGCCGTCGTAGCAGTTGGTGCTGAAACCCAACAGCAGTAGGGCGAAAATCAGTTCATCGGGGTGACGGGCGGCTGAGTCGCCCATCATCTGAAACAGAGGTGTATAAATACCGACTTGATCGTCTTCGATCTTGGTTCGATCTACTGCCTGGGTCAGTTCGAACTTTTTGTTTTTAATGCTGTAGCCGTGATTTTTTAGCGCGTTGATTACTCGGTCCCCGATCCATTCCCGCATGGCGGGGATATCACCGATCCAACCGTAATCTTCTTGGGATGCGCTGGAGGGAACCAGTGTGGCAATTTTCTGCCACTGCGGAGAAACGCCAGCAAAACCGCTCTGAAACGCGGTGTTAAACGCCCGGTAAAGGGCTTGAAAATTAGTTGCGTTAATATCCATGAATTTTGCTCCTTTGATCAGTTGGTAATGGTTATCTCATGTCGACCCAGACACCCTGCGAGTCCACATCGAACACCTTGCCTGCCACGGACTGATTGGTGTCGGTATGGGACACGGTGAAGTCGTCGACGATGTAGCAATCCTTGCCGATGTCTGCGGCGGTGACCGGATCGGTGGCGGAGTTCGTCCAGCGGAAAACGCCTTTTTCAATGGGGACGGTGACTGCTCCGGCCGCTCCGCTGGAGTTGTCGACCTGTTCGCGGCAGCGGCCTACGCCCAGGATGTCGGTGGCGGTTGCGCCGGGGGTGGCATTGCCGGAGGCGTCCACGGCGACCAGGGAACCGGCGTAAAACTTCTTTGACGCGGCTGCGGGACGTTCGAGCAGGTCGCCGCCACGGCGCGGTGTTGTTCTGTCTGCGGTTAGTGCCATTCAGTTGCTCCTTTGCCGGGTTCACCGGTCTTTATTTGATGCCGTTGGCTTTTTTGTAGTCTTCGACACTGAGACCCATCATGTCGCAGATTTTTTGCTCTTCAGCATTCAGGGCGGTGGTGGTTTTGCTGGGGTCTTTGTCGTCCAGGTTGCTGTCGCCTGCGATTGCCGGTGCGGCTGCGACGAAGGCCTTGAACCGTTCCAGGCCGCCCTCCGCCCGGCACGAAGCGATGTGATAATCCTTGGTGGCCGGGGTGATCTTGCCCGCTTTGAGCGCGGCATCGATCTCGGTGTTGATGGCGGTTTCAAGCCGGGCCTTGGCCTGGTCGGCCAGTTTGGACTCGGCGGCGGTGGCGCGGTTGAGGGCGGTGTCGTAATCGGCGCGCGGGACGAATTTGTCCAGGGGCGGGGATTGCGCCGAGTTGAGGGCTGTGGCGAGTTCTCCCTTGACTTTGGTAATGTGGTTGAGGGCTTCGGCGAATGTGGCGGTGGGCGGCAATCCGAGGGCCGCCAGCAGCTGGGCTAAATCCATAGGTGATTCCTCCTTGGTTTGTGCGCGGTTAAGGGCGTCCAGATAAAGGTTCGGCTGATTGGTCAGGCCGCAGGATGTGATGCGCATGATGCGGCGGGATTGGATGTCGAAGGCGAACACGGGCGAGAGATAGCGATATTCCTTGCTGGATACGCTTGCCGCTCCCCTGGCGGTCCACTCGACCCGGCCCCAGATGGACCCGCCGTCGCGGATTTCCATTTGTTTGATCCAAGCGGCTGCCGGAGCTTCTTCGCCCTCGCGGGCTTTCAATTCGCTGGAATGTTCCCAGTCGATGGGAATGTCCTTGCCTTCGGCGGCAAAGGCGGCCAGCACTGCTTCAGGCTGTTCGTTGATCCAGGTGCGGCCATCGCGGCCGGTGATGACCTGTCCGGCGGGAAGGAGTTCAATCCATTCCGGAGCTGTGCCGTCCTGGGGCATTTCGTAATTGAGCGCCATGCGGCAGGCATCTGTGATGGCATTGTTGAGTGCCCGACCAAGCCCGTTATCCATTATCAAAATCTTCATTCAACTCTCCGTTTGGTACGGTGCGATATCCGCACCGTACACCCCCTTCTTTGTCAGCTCGACTTGAAGCCGTTCAACTTTTTGGTGCGCCCGTTTCCGAAACCCCATTTAAACCCCGTTTAAATTTCCGTGTGTGCGCCGACCGGTATCTTGCGCGAGGGTATGTGGCCTTGTTGCCCATGCGGGCCCTAGAAGGCGAATTTCGCGCTTTTGTCAATCCATCTCCAAATGGTCCTGGACTATTGCCCGGATTTCTGCCCGGTCGGCGTCGTTCCATCCCAGGTATGGCCGGGCCGGAAGCTTGGGATTGAAGGTGTGGGCGCGGACTTGCGACCAGACCGGGAACTTGAGCGCATGACCGAAGGCTTTTTTGACCAGGCGCTTGTGGGCCGGGACAGCTACGCTTTTATTAAAGCCGAATTGATGGGCGGCTCCATAGACGACCGGCGTGCCGATGCGGAGGTTGCCGTTTTGCACGGCGTAGATAATGGAGTCGCGCAGGCGGCGGCTTTCGGTGAGTATTCGGGGGCCTTTCTTTTTCTTTTTGTAACGATCGGACAATGCCGCCCACTTGACGCCTTGCGGATCTTCCTGTTTGTCGAAGAGCGCTTGCGTGGCCTCGACTTTGTATTCGCCGATGTTCTTGAGTATCGGAGCTAGGCCGCCTGCGCGTTTCTCCAGCGTGGCGAGTTTGCGCATGAGGTCTTTGTCGTCGATGGCGACGTATGGGGTGAACACTCCGGACATTACCTGTTCTCCAATGTGCCGGTTGCCGGGTTGAGCCACTGTTTGCCGGGGTTGTAGTCCCAGCCGGGATCAATGCCGCGCGGGATGTCGCGTACCTCTCCGGTGGAGGGGTTGACCCATTCGAAACTGCCGTCATTCGGGGCTGTGCCTACTGTTTTGCCCAGGCGGGTCAGGTCGCGGTTTGACAATGCAATGATGCGGCACTTGCAGCCCCAGCCGTTGGGAGTGAAGTGGGTGTCCCACCAGGGATCGTCCGCAGGGAGGACGGTGCCGTTCCATCCCAGATGCATGGGGCGCGGGTGGATGCTGTCGCCGTGCTGGTACATCCAGTTGGGACGGTATCTGAGTACGTCGGGGTCGGTCATCTGGCTGTAGCGACCGGCATTGTAGGCGGGGCGGATGTTGTTTTCGTAAATGGTGCGGGTGCGCCAGCCGCGAGAGCCGTTGTAACTCCAGCCGTATTTTGCGACGATGGTGTCGAAGTCGGCCAGGAACGCCTGGTAGGTGGTTCCCTCGGCAATGGCCTGATCAATGGCGGTGCGGAAGTCTTCCAGCATGTCGTCGCGCATGACTCCGGCCACGGTGAAGGCGTGGTCATGCTCTTCGGCATAGAGGGCGGACCAGACGTCTGATTTGATATTCAGCTTTTGCCGGAAAAACTGGATCGCCTCGTCAAAGGGTAAGCTGATCGGCTGGGCCTCGGCGTTCAGGGCCAAGTCGGTCATGATTTCGTCGCGGCCTATGAGGTTGGCGAGAAGCTGTCCGTTGGCAAGAGCATTGGCTACAGGTTTGATATCAATCAGATCGGGGCGATAGTTGGCGAGTTGGGTCGCGGCAACCTCTATGGTACGAGCGCCGGCAATGACGTGGTAAATCTGCGCGGCGATGTAGCTGCCGTCGTCCTGGTCGAGGGCTTTTTGCGCGACTTGATCAATCTGGTCGGGCTGGGCGGCGGTTTCGCTGTTCAGCGCCCGGCAGTGAGGACAGGCGGTTTCGTGGTTTGTGGCGATGTCGGGCTTTTTTGAGGGGACGACGGAAGTTGAAAACTGTCCCAGCAAGTCTTCAGGCTTGGCGTTAGGATTGGGGTCGGGAATACCCATGCGGTCACGAACTACGCTCTGTTCTACCCGCAGGCCGAGAGGCACAAGCTTGCTTAATGCCTCGGACAGTGTGGCTATATTTTCCTGTTTTGTGGCCCGGACCTGGATAAGCGGGTAGTTTTCTTGAAGCCCGAAGTTGAGATCAATGAACGGCTTGACCAGATCGCGGTTGATGGTTTCCTCTATTTGTTCGGCATCGTCGTCTCTAATGTCTTCCCGAACTTCTTTTTGGGCCTCTTCGTTCCCAAGTTTGCCGGGCGTACCCTGTGTGGTGGCGGTTTGTCCGAGAATACCGCGACTGACCTGGGCGTCGAACCAGTCGGCCATTCGTTGATAGAAGGATTCTCCGCCGGTTGCTTTGGCGGTTTCGACCAAGTCGATAATCATGGAGTCGGGGATTACTGCGGCGGCATCGCTGCCCAGGTTTGCAACGGCCATTTTGAGTATGTTTATGTCTTCGGGCATGGCTCCGGAACCGTATTTACCGATGCGCAAAGGCATGCCGAATGTTTCCCCAAATGCCATCCAATCCTTGACCGTATAGTTTTTGAACATCCATGCCCAGGCGGCCAGACGGGCTATCCCGCCGCGTAACGGTATACCCGATTTCATTTTGTGGATGTGGCGAATGAATTTATAGGGTGCAAGGGCAATACCTTCCACCATATTGGCTTCATCACGCAGCCTGATTTCGTGGCGGGTTGCCTGGTCGAACATAAAGAACCTGGGGTCACGCCATTTATAGCGTTCTGGCGTCCATTGTGGTTGTGTGCGGTTCCACATGATTTCGACGACGCTATAGCCTTTGCCAAGTGCATCGAGTAGATCTTTGATCAATCCCCGAATGCCGAAACGTCGTGCCAAGCCCCGCACTGCATCGGCCAGTTCGATGTCGCGGGAAGAGTCGCTGAAGGATTCAACGGAGATGTCCAGCCGGGAGACAGCCAACTTGCGTTTCCCCATCTCACAGGCGTAGTGGAGGTCTTTTTCCTCCATTTCTTCCGCCAGGGTCAGGTAGTCGTCGGCATCACCTCCGGCTGCGGACCGGAGGATACGGGCCAGACGATAGGGAGTCATGCCGTTGGCAACTGTTTCGTCCCATACACGGCGGATGCCGGTGATTGATGGTGCAGCTATCTCGCGGGTTAGCTCCTGCGGTTTAACCGGCTGTCCGTATGCGTCGTATAACACCATTTACATGACTCCTTCGTGCCGGTTGAATCCGGTAGTGCAAGTGATTTGGCGGCCCAGGTCGCGCTGTTCTTTTTCGGTTACCGGGTGATAGGCGTATTCTTGTACGTCTTGCCGCGTTGCCGTTATGGCCATGGCGCAACCGATCCCGGCGTCGCCGTGACGCTTCTTGCCGGTTTTGTCGGTGGTGCGCACGTCGGGCAGCTTGGCAACACCCTTGATCATCTTGAGGGCCCGGTAGTCGTCCATGTGACCGGCATCGGCGGGAACTTCGATGGTGCCGTCCTCGAAGAAGCTCTTGAGGCGCGGCATGTTCTCGCGGTACCAGGCTTCGGAAAGCATGACCTGGGTGATGCGGGCTTCGCCGTATTTCTGCATGGCCCGCTCGGCCAGGTACTGGCCGTTGCCGCGTGCGTCGAAACAGCCGTGGGTGAAACGCGGCAGCCGGTCGAGGATGTAATAGAGGATCAACTCCTGTTCCTTGAAGGGAACGTTGCGGAGTTCCAGCACGAACGGGGCGCGATAGGTAAGATTTTGCTGTTCCGCCAAGGGGAAAAAGATGGTCAGGTCTCCGGAGCGGGCAAAGTCTTCACCGAAATAATGGGCGTGATTGGGGTCGCACAGAGCAAGAAGCGGCTGCAGGTTTTTATCACACCAGTCTTTGGCTTCGGCCTGGCGGATATGGTCGGGCAGCAGGGCGAATTCGGTTTTGCATTCCCAGGACAATACGGGGATGTCCTGACGCATGCAGCGCTCGATAATGGCCCTGGTGAGATAGGTGCCGCTTCCCTGGGACGGGACCACGTCCAGCTCTTCCTCGGCGGCATCGCCGTAAAAGGCGTAAACGTCGTCCATCCAGGCTTTTTCCTCTTCCGCATTCCACTGGCG